TTATTTTTCCCGATAGCGTATAACGATTTTGGTACTTGCTGTTCCCCTTTTCTATCCCTTTTTCTTTTCCCCGCTGATTCAACAACTTACCTACAGCTTCGAATTCTTCGTGGCTAATGATTGCTTCATGATGCTTCTTTATTAGGTATTGATCCTTCTCACCGTAGTTATAATGCCTGTTGAAATGATCATCGGTATAGGTCTTTTGTAAAATCACATCTCCTGTGTATCTCTCGTTGCATAAAATACCGCGAACCGTGGTGGCCGTCCAGTTTGCTTTTCTTCTTGATGGTATGCCATCATTTTTCAGACCATCAGCAATTTTATGAGTTCCTTTGCCAGATAAGGCTTCTGCAAAAATACGCTTCACAATTGCTGCCAGTTCTTCGTTCACAACCATCTCTCCATCCAAATAATCGTAACCATAGGGTGGATAGGAGAGTTTATATGTCCCATTCTGGAAACGCTTCTGTATTGACCATTTGCTGTTTTCAGAAATAGAAATTGACTCGCTTTCAGCCAGACTGCTCAGGATCGTTAACATCAGTTCACTATCCATCGATTGTGTATTGATGTTTTCCTTTTCGAAGTATATGAAGACTCCGAGGTCGGTCAGCTTACGCACTAGCTCAAGACAATCTGTTGTATTTCTGGCAAACCTGCTGATTGACTTGGTTACTATGAAATCAATCTTCCTCTGTTCACAGTCTTTCAGCATTCTCAACAATTCAGTGCGCTTTTCCTTTTTGGTACCTGTAATCCCCTCATCATAGTAAATCCCTGCGAGCTCCCATTCCGGATTTGCTTTTATGAAGGATTCATAATGTATCTTTTGAGCTTCAAGGCTGACTAATTGTTCATCACTATCTGTAGAAACTCGGCAATAGGCTGCCACACGCAGCTTCGGTTTTGCAGCTATTGATTCTGCCGATATTTTCGTTACTTTTCTCACCATTCTCACCTCCTTCAGGTATGTGACATATTACCTCCGAGTGCCCACTATATCAAGGTATTTAAGGCGTTAGCTGTGCATATAAAGGTGAGAAAATCTGCCGGTTTAGCTTATTGATTTTATCGAATTCATCCTCAGAAATCAGACCCATTTTCAGCATTGTGCGAAGTATTTTTTCTGATCTCAAGTAGTCTATTTCACTCTGAAATTCATCAGGTGTTAATGGTTTGCGTTTTGAAACGACATTAGCATTTGATCCATCTGTAATTTTTGTGACTTGCATATAGCTTGACCTCCTCTTCCGCAGGAATCCATCCTGCACCTATATGCAAAAATCTGAGATAATTCGAACCCCCAATCTCAAACATGAAAAAATGGCCCGAAGAGCTTTTACACTCCTCGGGCCTCGTTAAATAATCAATCGTATTTTATGTAGGCGTCAGTAAATCCTGCTTTTTTTGCTTTTGCAAGCTGTTCTTCTGCATTTGACTTGACGGAATATGCCCCAATCTGAACACGATAATAACTCTTTGAACTGTTGGTTTCTGCTTCTACGGCCTTATAGGCAATACCGAAATATTTCAACACGCCCTTTGCTAGTGCTATTCCTATCGCTTCTATATTACTGACTATCCAGGCGGCATCTTCTGCATTGTCGTGGAAAGCTATCTCCACCAAAGCTGCCGGAGCATTCGTATTCCGAAGTTCATACAAGCTTGGATTAAACTTTACACCTCGATCCGATGTTGGTGTCAGCGGTTCAATTTCTGAATAGATTGCCTTAGCCGCCTTTTCACCATTTCCACCTGCAGCATAAGCAAAGACCTCACCGCCCCTTCCTCCTCCAGCATTACTATGAATGGCAAAATGCAGATCTGGTTTAACTTGATTGCTGTCATTCACCACCTGACCCAAGCTCCACTCTGGCCTGCTCCTATAAACATCCACACCATGATTCTGAAGCACCTTTTGTGTGATGTCAGCTATTTCATTCATTCTTGTTTCTTCAACTCCATAGCTTCCATAGCCCTGGTTATGCTCCTGAGTTGATGGACTTAAATATATTGATTTCCCCATTATACTTTTTCCTCCTTATTGAGTTGCTCTAGTACACCCTTGAGCTTTTCAGGGATGGGAAGACCTATCTTTGCAGTATTTTCCAAGATGCTAATTCCCTCATTGGAGAGATAGAAAAAAATGACAGCAGTCCTTATGGCACTTCCGTTTTGTAATAGCTCTGAATCTATTATCTGACCAACAGCAACCAGTGAAAATATAAGCACTTTCTTGAAGATGCCCCTGAAGCCCACTTCGCTTGAGAGTCGTTTTTCAAGGACCGCCACCATGATGCCGGTGATGTAGTCGATGACTACAAATGCCACCAGGGCATACAGGAAGCCGTCCCATCCGCCGAGAAAGTAGCCGATGTAGCCGCCCACAGCGGCAATGATGATTTGAAAAGTGTTGATGATGTCTTTCATTAGTTCCTCCTTCATAAAAACAGGAAGGACCCGAAGGCCCTTCCTGAATTAGTACTATTTATTTTTTTAAGGTTCCGTGACCCTGAACCAGTCGCACCTCCCCTTATAGGTCAGGCCGTTGGAGTTGTTGCGGAAATATCCGATTCCGACATGGCTGATCGCCGACAGGAAGTTCGAGATGGTTTCCGTGAATACCTGCCACCAGAAATCACCGTCGATAGACATGTCCAGAAAGTATGAACTTCCAACCTTGCGGATCCTCACATAAATGAAGTTGGAATCCCATCCGCCGTTCAGGTAAGCATCGCTCGAGTAAGCGGTGTTTGATGTGAATTTGATCGCTTGCATGCCTGAGTAACTGTCCCTGGAGCATTTGCCAAAAATGATCCTTCTGCTGTTGGCGCTGTTGTAAAGGCAAATGCCGATATTGAAGTAGTTGAGTCTCGGCCCGTTGAGCATGACCTTGGCTGTTGCGGTGAAATCTCCTGCAGGCGCTGCCTGGACCAATAACCTCGTATGGTCGCTGCCTGGCAGAATGTCAATCGCCCCATAACGACCATTTTCAGTCCATGTTGCCGTACCTTGATTGACCCATGACCATTTCGTATCCATTACGGTATCATCGAACTCGTCGTCCTTTGAATGCGGGTTTGCAGGCGGGGCGTCGATTGGATTCGTGTAACTTGTACCGCTGCCGCCTGCCGAAGATATTGTAATCGTCTTTTGTTCGTCGTTTTGGGCGATGGATACGTTGGTGCCGGCTGCCAAGGTAACATCTCCGACCAGGGCATTCCCGCCTGTCCTCTTAATACTTGAAACCCTTGGGATGGCCGTATGCAGGTCAGCAGCATGCCTTTCATCGTTAAAGTACTGGGGATGGTCGTCTGCATTCAAGCCTTGTAGTGAGCCATGGGTATGGTTATGGCTCACTCCGGCAGGGCTTTCGGTTGAAGGGGTTGAGAGGGAGCTGTTCTGCGTGAACATCGACATCCGTTCAACCAGCTGGTTCATCCGGATTTCATGCTCAAGCATGATGTTGTTCAGCTCAAGGACATAGCTTAAAGCACCTGATTCATCTTCCTCGCAGGTGATTCCTTTGACCCTGACTTTCCCGTCAAAGCCTTCCGTGTCGCTTCCTTCTGGTGGAATGTACCAGCCGATCCAGTCGCCCATCATGAAGGTTTCAAAAGGCTTGAGTTTGATGCCTTCAGAGTCTATGAATTTGATGACGCTTCCCTGAATGCCCCAGCTGACTTGCGCCGCCCCTCGAAGGAAAAGCTGACCATAATCCTGGAGCTTTGCCCAGTCGCTGGGGATGTTCCTCGCCTGGAGGTAACCTTCGCGCCTGCCCCAATCCGTCTGGCTTGTGGGGTGCGCCGTCTCGATGAGGCTTCCGCTTTCGCCTTCGACCAGGAGGGCGTTGGTCATGTTTGTGCTGTCGCTCTGGTTCTGGTGCTTGACGATTGCCTGACCCGGCCGGTATTTGACCGTGTCATACTTGTCCGCACCTTTTGCCTTGTACAGCTTTAGATGCAGGGTCGGTGTCATCTCGATATCAAAAAGGCCCATGCCTTCGCTGAGTTTCGTGGCCACCTGGGAGAGCGGTGTACCTGCATGAAAGGAAAGGGTCGTAGAATCCTCGAAAGGATTCCCCAATGTATCCGCATCGGCAGTCCAGTCGATGGAGACCCCGGTGAGGCAGCCCCTCTGCTGGGCTTCCAGAAGAAGCTGGCGCAAGATAGCGCCGCCGTGCGCATCGGTAAAGGTCCTCTCCAGCGTGGTCGGATGCGGCATTCCTTCGGGGTACACAACGCCCCGGTCAAGGAGGGAAAGGACGCCCCTGCCGCTTACCTCGATCATCTGCTGCTCGCCCTCATCTACATAGGAAGGCCGTCTTGATTCAATGATCCATTTGAAAATGTCGATGCCGTCAAGCCGACACAGGATGAAGTTCTGGTCGGTCACATAATCCCGGCTTCCGCCTTTGTCATCAAACCTGCTGATGGCAAATTTACCGCTGCCGGGGTTGTTCAGGAGCACCTGAAATGACTTGCTCTTTGCGCCGCTGAGCTGGCAAAGGATGCTGTTGGGATTGTTCTTATCGCAAACAAAAAGCTCGATCCCGATATCATCAGCAGGCTCTGCGTCATATACTTCAATACCGATGACATTGCTGTAGCGAACACCTGGGGGATTGGGTTCTGTGAGTGCAACCTTGACAGCGCCGCTTTCTGCCTCCTGGGGGATCTGAAATACGATCTTGTCCCAGCTCCAGGAGATGATGTTGCAAAGGTGGGTGCCAAGGTAGACATACCCGCCGTAGCCGCGCAAATATCTGTCAACATTAAGCGGGTCCGCTTCAGCTTTGAAGCCGAACCCGTTTCCATAGATGGTCACAACCGAGCCTTCAGAGGCCCTTGTGGTCGATAGTCTTTCAATAAAAGGAAACGGAGGGTCGCTTGTGATGTTCTCATAGTCGTAAAGCGCGCGTCGGTTCGTCCAGATGTCGGCTTTGGCAACATTCTCGTAGAGTACCATTGTCCGTTTCCTTGGCCACTGGCTCAGCTTTGCGATATTCTCGTAGAAGCCAAGAATCCTTTTGTTTGTCCAGACTCCAAGTTTTGCGATGCTCAAATAAAATGAAACAGAGCGCTTCAGGACTTGGCTCACGTTCAAGGAACGGACCAGTGAAACGGTAGTACCTGATGTGTTGGTGGCTGTGACCCTCCAGTACCAGGTGCCTTCAGACAGAATCACTGCCATCCGGTAAGTGGTGTTGTGGCTCACGTTTATGGATTCGCTCGTTATTTTGGACGCGCTGTCGAATGTGTCGACGGTGTCCACCTCGACCTTGAGCGATGAGGCGACCAGCTGATTTTCATTATCGCTGTAAGTTACGTCAAAGGCGCAAATGGTCGCGCTCAGAGATGCCAGGTCGGAAGGCTTGACCAGATTTAAGCTAGGCAGCCCCATCTAATCACCTCCCGTTATGTCCAACTGCCGACGGTCACAATAGCCCTTGCCGCCTTTGGACCGAGGGTGAGGAGCGGAGGGCCCAGAAGGTTTCGGACAAAGATGGTGCTGGACAGTGAACCCGGGCCAATGGAAGAAATGTCGAGTACGCTTTGCCATGGCCCGTCCTGGCTGAAGGATATGGTAAAGTCCTCATGGTTCAACTGTATGTTCACGTTGTTGGCAATCTTGGTATTGCTGGTATTTTTTATCTTGAAGCTTTGGATCTCGGTCGTGCCTTCCGGCTGGTCTCCAAAATCGATGAGAGAGGTCAAGTCAACCCCCGATACATCAGTCATGACCACGTCATTAACCTGCTCGCCGACAGCCTTTCTCCCATAGAGGTGGATCCCGCAAATATACAGATCCTCAAACTGCGGCGAAGTCTCCCGGAATCCAATCCTTATTGCTTTGACTGGTCCGGAGAAGGAAAGGGTGAAGATCTTGTTTCTCCAGTGGTCCATATCTGTGTTCGCCGCAGGAATCGTATAGACTCCAGTCTCCCAGGTGCCGTCCACACCGTTGGTCGTGTCGGCTGATCCCTGTATAGTATGGCTGACAAAAGAGCACACCGTAGTTGAACTCCAGTGGAACCCAACTTTATTTACTTCGCGCAATTCCGGGAAAAAGAACCAGAATACGCTGCCGAGTCTGTAGTCGCCAACCTTCCATGATTGGGATCGGTTTTCCTTGTTCAGGTTTCCTTTAGCTGTGCTGTCAAGCCAGGAAGCTATACCGTTCCCTATGATTTGGCTGATGGTGCTCAAGTCGGACATGCTTCGAAAGCCAACTTCCGTTCCATCGATGTCATACGGCATCCGATGTTCCGCTACTTCTGCATACATAATTCCACCTCCTAGAAGAATGCCGGGTAGTATTCCAGCTTGATGCTGCCGCCCGACACTCCATTTGTGATTCTCAATTGGTTGTAGCCACTGTTAAGAAGCAGCCAATAGGCATCACCGCCATGCCTGATTGCGGAGAGCATGTTGGTGCTACCCTTGGTACATTTGAAATCTCCGGTATTTATAATGACGCTCTCGCCGGGAGCAATGCTTCCCTGGTACTGCAGCCACACGTCGTTGTCCAAACATTCTAGCTTTGGAGATTCCATCGGGCCGGTAAGGGTAATGGTCGCATCGGTTATCGGGGCAGTTCCGGGATTCTCGTGGCTCCATTCCTGAGTCAGGGAAGCCACTGCACTCGTCTCGGAAATGGCCAGCGGAGCATAGAAGAAAGGATCCGAAAGCATGAACTCCACAGCGAACTTGGCATATCCGGTCTGTGTCTTCCCGAAAGTAACGGGGCGGTACACCTCGGCTATGGCTTCACGGACAGTACCGTCTGGGAGGATCCGTTTCAAAACAAACTGCCCCAGCTTTCCGAATACGCTGCTGAGATAGTCAATATTTTCATAAAGGACTTCATTCTCGCTCTTGTCGCTCGGAAGCTTTCCGGTAAGGGGATCCAGGCCGCGAACCCACATGGGGAGCATGACGATCCGTTCCTCATATCGCTTTTTGATCCATCGTTTCCCGTTTTGGAAAGGCACCTGGATGTTATTGCCCCGGAGACCAGGTGTCCCCAAACCCTCAGGGACTTCTATCACTGACCAGGCTTTGGTGTTCAGGCTCACGCCATTAAATTGCCATGTCTGTCCGTTCAAATCCTAATTCACCTCCCGTTATCCCAGCCCGTAGGACTGCCTGAGCAGAACCCTGCGGGTGCTGTCAGACGCCGCTTCCGGCTTCGGGTTATTGATCGTTATGTCGTAGTTGTTTGTAACATTGCCGCTTTGAACCCCGGGTTCCGAAACTTTTGATTGAGCACCAACGCCAACCTTGAGCAGTGCTTTTGCCATGATCTCGTCCAGCTTTTCGATGGGGACCACCGCTTCAGTGCCGGCTTCACCAACGCCGATCACACTGGGACTTGAGAAGATTCCGCCCGACGCATACCAGTTGACCCCAAGCTTCGGGATCTGAGGAGGGTTCAAGCTGAACTTGCCTGTGATCTCAAAATGGGGAAGCTTGATGTGGGGGATTTTTATCTCAGGAATCTTCAGGTTCCTGAAGAAGCCGACAATGGCGTCAATTGCTCCCTTTACGGTATTCCGCGCGGCATTGATGGGAGTCTCGATGGCGGATTTTATTCCGTTCCAAATGCTTGAGGTGACGGATTTGATAGCATTCCATGCGCCGGAAATTACATCCTTGATGACATTGATCTGAGTGGATACCAAACTTCTGATTAAGTTCAGTACACCGCTGATGATGCTTTGGATGCCGTTCCATAGGCTGGAGGTCACATTTTTGATGCCTTCCCACACGCCTTGCCAGTCGCCCTTGATCAGGCTCGTCACAACCTGAATAATTCCCTTGATCACGTTAAGGGCGGTGGTGACCACGGAGGATACGACGTTGAAGGCTGCTGTGATGACCGCCACGATGTCGTTTCCGTACTTATTCCAGATGGCGCTTGCCACCTGAACGAAGGCGGCTATCAAAGCGCGGATGGCTTCAAACACACCCGCCATCACGGATTTGACCTGGTTCCAGATGGTGATGACGCTGTTCCTGAAATTTTCGTTGTTACGGAAAAGCAGCACAAATATTGCGATGAACCCGGCGACTGCAGCAACTGCGATGCCTACCGGTCCGGTGATAGCAGCGATGGCAGCACCGACCGCCCCGGATGCGCCGCCTGCGGCAGCCATAGCTCCTGAGATAGCTCCAAATGCAGAGGACAATGTTCCTATAACCGACACGACTTTTCCGATGACTAAAACCACCGGCCCTATAGCCGCAGCAATTAGGGCGATTTTCACGACCATTTCCTGTTGTTCCTTGGAGAGTCCTTGGAATCTGTCCATCAAAGGCTTGATGACAGCGATGAGTTTCTCAAGTATCGGTATCAAAATCTGGCCGAATTGAATCCCTATCTGCTGGGCTTGTTCCTTCATTGCCCTGATCTTATTGGTCGGGCTGTCCATGGTCCTTGCCAGGTCGCCCTGGGCATTCTTCGTGGCTTCCATGATTGCGCCGTAACGGGCCTGTACCTTCTGGGCTTCAGTCAGCTGCTCGCCTTGCTTGGCGATTCCGTGGGTGTAGGCATAGGTCTTGACAGTCGTGTCGTTGACTAGGATTCCCAGAGCCTTGAGCGGTTCCGCTTCACCTGAGATACCGGACTTCAGCTTGTTGAAGGCTTCTTCTGGATTTAAGTTGTAGAAGGAAGCCATATCATAGGAAAGCTGGGTCAGACCTTCTGACATTTTTAAGGACTCGTCAGATGCAAGTCCCATGGAGGTGAGCATGGCATTGTAGGTGGCCATATTACTTCTGACATTATATGCATTTAGCCCGAGAGCTTTGGAGGTTTCCTCCGACCATTTCCTTGCGTCGTCCGCCACACCGCCCATAGCCACTTCGAAAAGGTTCTCGGACTCTACAGCATCCATTGCCATCTTCGTCGCAGCAGTACCAATTCCAACGAGTGGAAGGGTTACTGCAGTGGAGAGTGTTTTTCCGGCTGAGGATATTTTGTCCCCAACGGCCTTCATCTTTGCTCCTGCTTTGTCCATGCTTTCAGAGAGGGCGTACCAGGCGGAACTCTTGGTCTTCAGCTCCTCAGTGGTCGCTTTTAGTTCCTGTTGCATTTTGCCAAGTTCCGCATTGGCGTAGTTCAGCTTGATCTTCAGGTTCTCCGTGGCTTTGGCATCCGCACCTTTTTTCTCGACGCTCTCCTGGTAGCTGCGGGTGAGGGCTGCAACCTTATCTTTTTGAAGGTCGACCTGGCGGTTTAAGCTGTCCGCCTTGAGTTTCAAGCCGTCCGTGGACTTTCCGAAGTCCCCGAGCTTCGAACTGGCGGCTGCAAATTCGCTCTGGACTACCTTAAGGCTCCGTTGGATTTTGCTGACGCCCTCCTGGAAGCCGCTGTCGTCAAGGCCGATCCTTGCAACGACCGTGCTGTTGTTTCCTGCCATTTATCTCACCTCCCTTAGAACAGAATGTTGTCGATGGTGTCAAAGTCCGAATGCTCATCGATTCCGTTGACCGTCTTGTAGACCTTGAAAAGAGCCTGGAGCTTTTTGGGGGTGCTGCTCCAGAATTGTTCCTCGCTCATCCGCAGGAGGTTCGTCCCCAAATAGAAAAGCCACTCCCAGTCCCAGCTTGCGGAACTTAAGTGGCTTTCGATTCCCCCGGGGCGTCTTCTGTCTCCGGCATTGACATGTTGAGCGCCTCGTTGATCGCTGTACCGAGGCTTTCAAGGTCGCTGAGTCCCAGCTGTTCGCCGATGGCCTTGAGGGTGACGCTGCCATCCTCAACTTTCACTGCGGAGTAGATCAGCGCCCTGACCGCCTTGATCTTCATGTTCTGCAAATCCTCAAAGGCGGCGTTCAGATCGCCGTAGATTTCCTCCAGTTCGCAGAAGGTGTTCATATTGAGCTTCAGCTCGTACTCCTTATTTCCGAGCTTGAATTTGATGCCCTTGTTCTTCAGTTCAGCTGCCTTCAAATATCATCACCCCTTCTTAGACCGCAGGTGTCGGCTCAGCCGGCACTGCTGTAAACCAGGCTGAGATGATCGTCGGGTCTGAGCCTGGTTCATCTTCATCTGCAATGAACCTGAAATTGCCGTCAAAGTCCCTGGAGAAGAAGGTGCCTTTAAGCTTCGCGCTTTTCGGGGAGGGCTTTTCAGCTTCAGTGTCGTACTCGTCCGTAGCCAACTCGAACTTGCCTTTCAGGAGCCATACGTAGCGGTACTTGCCGTTGTGCTTCTTCGACTTGAAACCCAGCGCCAGGGGCGGGGCGATGTCTTCCTTGCTCTCAACGAGAACGCCCTTGACTACCTTGGCACCCTGCAATGTGGCCCTGCTGGTGAGGGATAGCTGGTTAAGCTCGATCTCCACTTCCACGCTGTCAAAGGAAGAGATAATGTCTTCCACCGTATCGTCGGAGTAGATATTTTCCGAGTTGACCTTGGGCGTGAGCTTCGCGCTTACAGCCCGTTCCAGCTTGGAGGGTGCCTGATAGGTCGCACCCGTGTTGTCGTCATCTGTCAGAAGGGCGATGTGGATGTCCCTTAATCCGATTTGTCTTGCCATATGTTAGACCTCCTTTGGTTCTAAATAGTAAAATTTGATCCCCTTGTGGTAGAGAGCCGTGTCCGGTTCGTAAAGGTCCGCTTCATCCAGCCTATTGAAGCCTGCGTTCTTCAAGGCTTGCTTGATGCCGGCTACGAGGGTGCTGTAATCCGATTTGGACCAGACGTCCACCTGGATGTAATGGCCGGTGAACGCCTCGCCGTCATCTTCAAATTCCTCTCCGGTCTGCAGGTATTCGTGAAAGGTGATATAGGTCAGAGCCTGCCCGGAGTATTTCTGAAAACCGACCGGGACTCCCAGGGGGGTTAAGGTTTCAAGGATCAGTTTATTAAGCAAGTTCATCAAGCCCCCTTTGAAGTTCATCTTGTATGGTTTCGTTGATCTTCTTTCTGTTTTCCAGAACGGAGTTCTCAGCCCAGTGCACGGCGGGGATCTTCGAGGTTCCCCACTCGGTGAATTTGGAGTAAAAGAATTCAGAGTTGTCGCCCTTGTTGGGGCCAATCTGAATGAAGTCAACGCCGTTGGCCGTTTCAATCTCAGATACCTGGATGTTGTCAGCCATGTGCTTTTTGTTGGAGTCGGAGCGGGGAGCTTTTCCCTCCATGCTGCCTTTGACCATAGCCGCTGATTTTTCCAGGGCATTCTTCTTGATTTGGGTACCGCGGCTTCCAAGCTTATTGACTTTGTCGATTAGCTCCTGCATGCCCTCAAGCTCAATCTTGGCCATTGACGTCCACCTCCAATGCTCGGATCTCCATGTACCTGTTCCTGTATTTGATATGGTCGATGCCGGTGATGTTGTAGGTCCTGCCTTGGAAGAGGATCTGCATGGTCTGGTCGATTTCTTCCAGGAAGCGGATGGTGAACTTGACGGTGTTTTCTTCCTGGACTGACTTTGCTTCGAAATATTCTTTGCCATGCAGGTTTGTGGCCTCGGCCCATACCGTCTTTAAAACTTGGGGTAGTTCAGTCTCAAAGCCGTTCTCGTTTATGACCGGCATCACTCTTTGGATGGTGATGCGCTGTCGCATTTTTCCGATTCCCAAATTTACCACCCCTCTTTCCGATAGGCGAATAGGAGCCGCTTCATCAGGTCGATCATCGAATGCATATCCACGGTTTCCCGCTGCTCATAAAGGTTCCCGATGGCATAGAGCGCGGCCTGTTTAACCGTCTCCGGTACTTCTACAAATTCTATGAGTGGGAATCGGAGGATGTCCTCGCAAAGCTCCTCTGCAGAATTGATGCAGGAGGTGATGAGCGAATCGTCCGTATCACAGTCGACCTTCAGGTATAGTTTTGCTTCATCAAGTGTTACCAGCAATGCGCTCACCTCCCAGTGTTATTCGGCAGCCATAAGTCCCGCAGCCTTGAGTTTGGCAAGCAGGGCGTTGAAGTCGACGACCAGTCCAGCGATGGTTGTAGCGGTGCTGTCGGCCTGGAAAGTAGCCGGAGTGAAGGCGGAGGGCAGGCCGACAACCTGGCCGCCCTCCACGATCTCAAGAGTTCCGCCGATGACGGTTTTTTCGCCGCCTTGCTCGGTATAGTTCTTTACGTTACTCATATCCCGTCACCTACGCTTTCTGCTGAAGGACCTTGATGGCTTCGGGAAGGATCAGCTTTCCGTCGACCCTCTGTGTAGCCTTAAAGCCCACCTGTCCGGTTGCGGCGAAGAGTTCGTTCAGTCTCTGGAAGGATCTGCCCTGACGGTCAGCCACCCAGTAGTAACCGAAGTCGCCGAAGGCGATTGACTTTGCACTGGCAGCGATGGTCGGAACAAAGGCTGAAGTCTTGACCGGCCTGTTCAGGATGGTGTCAGGCTGTCCTGCCTGTATGGAAGGCTGCCAGATGTACTGCCCGTTGCCGTCTTTCAGTTTTCTGATGGCCTTGACAGTCGCATCGTTCATGACGAAGATGGCGTTCTTCCTGTATGGGGATTTCAGGCTGTAGAAAAGGTCCATGACCTCGTCGATGGTGATGGCAGTAGCTGAAGCCGCTGTAATGCCAAGCTGAGCTCCGCCGGTGGCGTTGAAGATGCCTGTGGGCTTGCCAACGCCGTCTCCAATGAAGAAGGCTTCCTCTTCCTTGGCACCGATCCTTCTGGCAAATTCCCTGGCGATATAGCTCTCCAGGTTGAAGACGCTGTCGTTTAAGAGTTCCTCAGACACCTTGATCATGGTGGCCAGCTTGTATGCGCCGATGGAGACCTGTCCGAAGGCGTCATCGGACTCTGGGATCGCGCCTTCCTCGTCGACCCAGAATGCCGTACCCTTGGTGGCGACTACAGGGATCTTTCTGTCGCCGGATGAGGTGGTGATGACCTTGGCGATGGATCTGAAGAGGTTCTCTTCCTCCAGGGATTCGACGAGGGTCTTCTCGAATTCATCAGGCACCAGGTATCCGCCTTCGGAATCCGTGCCGATCTGAAGGGCGTTCTGCACATCGTAGCTGTTCTTGTTTCTCATGGCTTTCCAGAAAGCCTGGGTGTAGGCGTCAGATGCCTTGCCTTTCTTCATTTCGCCGGACATGTTGGCTCCGGGCTGATTGGTGATGGGAGAAGCGGTGGGTCTTGAGAGTTCGGCATCGATGGCTGCCTGGCGCTCCAGCCGCTCGATCTCTTTGCCGAGGTTCATGACGTCGGTCTCCATCTTTTCGTAGGTTTCGGTGTCTGTGGCAGAGAGCAGGCCGTCCGTACCTCTTTTGCTGTCTAGGAATGCCTTTGCGGATTCCCAGGCTTTCGCGCGTTTTTCTCTCAGTTCAAGAATTGTGTTCATAGGTGTTATCCTCCTTAAATTAGTGAGCTAGCAGGCTCAGTCTCTTTTCGAGCTGTTCGATTGGGGTCTTGTTCTCAGGCTTAGGCGGGATCAGTTTCAAAAGCAAAGAGTTGGTCACTGCGGTTCTTGAGAACATCACAGCTTCCAACTCTTCTTCATGATCCGTTTGATTGTCGTCGTGAAATAGCATCTTGTCAGCGAAGCCCATCTCGATGGCCTTCTTGGCGTTGAACCAGCTTTCAGCATCCATGAGCCTTGAGATCTTTGCCCGGGATAGACCCGACTTAATCTCGTAGGCATTGATGATGGATTCCTTGACCTCGGAAAGCATCTCGATGGCCCGCTGCATTTCCTGGGAGTCCCCGATGGCAACGGTCATGGGATTGTGGATCATCATCATTGCCACGGGCGACATCAGGACTTCTGTTCCGGCCATGGCAATGACAGATGCCGCCGAAGCGGCAAGGCCGTCGATCTTGACCGTCACATCGCCTTTGTAGTCCATCAGCATGTTGTAGATCTGCGCTGCTGCGAAAACATCCCCGCCCGGCGAATTGATCCAAACGGTAATGTCTCCCTGACAGGATTCCAGCTCCTCTTTGAAGACCCTTGGCGTCACTTCATCGCCGAACCAGGTTTCATCGGAAATCTGGCCGTTCAGGTAGAGGGTGTTGCCTGTGTCGTCTCTGACCCAGTTCCAAAATTTGCGGTTCATACTCATGCATCACTTCCTTTCTGTTGAATCTGCGTGTCGGGTGCATTGGCTGTGTTTGCAAACGCCCCGGCATCTTTGAGTTTTGTCATGTTGCCGTTGATGAGGTAGAGGTTTCCGCCTTCCTCATCTGGGATTGGGTTCATATCCTCCATCTCGCGGATATCATTGGCTGACAGCCATCCGTTTTGCCTTGCGATGGAGTAGCCGTTCATGCGGCTTTGGTAATCACCTCGGAGCAGCCCGTCCACATTCAGCTTGATGAAGTACTCGGTTT